AGACCCTTACAAATAAAACACTTACAACTCCAGTAATTTCATCTATCACCAATGGTGCTGCTACTCTTACTTTACCAACAAGCACAGGAACAATTGCCTTAACAAGTGATATTGCAGCAGGAATTGTAACTGAAAGTGGAACACAAACTCTTACAAACAAAACACTTACAAGCCCAGTAGTTTCAGGACTTACACTTTCAGACGGTTCAATCGTTCTTGAAGGTGCTACAGCAAACGATCATGAAACAACTATTACAGTAACTGATCCTACAGCAGATCGCACTATTACTTTGCCAGATGCTACAGGTACTGTTGCTCTTACAAACAATAAATTGGATGCTTTTGCTGCAACTTCTTCATCAGAACTTCGTACGGTAATCTCTGATGAGACTGGTACTGGTGGACTTGTTTTTGCTGATACCCCAACACTTATAACACCAAACATTGGTGCTGCAACTGGTACATCTTTGGTTCTTTCAGGGGACCTAACAGTTAATGGTACAACCACAACAATTAACTCAACTACTCTTGCAGTAGATGATAAGAATATTACTCTTGGAGATGTTGCCACACCTTCTGACACAACAGCAGATGGTGGCGGTATAACATTAAAGGGCGCAACAGATAAGACATTTAACTGGGTTGATTCAACAGACGCTTGGACATCTTCAGAGCACATTAACCTTGCTTCTGGAAAATCATATTACGTAAACGGAACTTTACTTAAGGATGTTTCAGAAACTCTTACTAATAAAACATTAACAACCCCAGTTATTTCAAGTATTTCTAATACAGGAACCCTGACACTTCCAACAGATACAGATACTTTAGTGGGTCGTGCAACTACTGACACACTTACAAATAAAACACTATCTAGTGCAGTAGCAACAACAGCACTTACACTTAATGCTACAGCAGAACTTAGATTAGCAGATACAGACTCAACTCACTATGTTGGTTTTAAGGCTCCAGGAACTGTTACTACAAACAGAATTTGGACACTTCCAGCAGCAGACGGAGCAGCAGGACAAGTATTGACAACAGATGGTTCTGGAGTATTCTCTTTCTCTACTCCAGCAGCAGGTGCAGCATTTAGCGAATTAATGTTGATTGGTGCATAGTACTTTATAAAATACAAAGCACTAACTCTTAACTAGAGATTAACACGCCTTAAACAAGCGTGTTTTTCTTTTTAATTCTATGATATACTTAACACTACTTTGGATTCTGCAAAGTACTTATAATATTAATAGAAAGTTGGAACATAAGTGTCAGATATCTTTTCTTTTCGTTTGTCAGATGAGTTTGTAAATAAATATACTGAGGTACCAGCCCCATTTGGCTTTTCAGATGCGGGATCAAACTCTTTAGGTGAAATTACTTTTATACGTACCTATTCTCGTATGAAAGAAGACGGAACAAAAGAAAGATGGCATGAGGTTTGCAAGAGGGTAATTGAAGGAATGTACTCTGTACAAAAAAATCACGCTAAAGACAATAGACTTCCATGGAATGACAATAAGGCACAAAAGTCTGCTCAAGAGGCTTTTCAAAGAATGTTTGAATTAAAGTGGACTCCGCCAGGCCGTGGTCTTTGGGCATTTGGCACTCCAATGACTATGGAGAAGCGTAATTCTGCTTCACTTCAAAACTGTGCAATGGTTTCTACTCGTGATATTGATCGCAATGATCCAGGTGCCCTTTTTGCTTGGGTAATGGATGCATTAATGTTAGGCATTGGTGTAGGGTTTGATACCGTTGGTCAAGACAAAGAAATGCCTATCTATGCTCCAACAGAGCCAGAAAATGTATGGGAAATCCCAGACACTCGTGAAGGCTGGGTTGACTCAGTAAGAATGCTCTTAAATTCATATCTACGCCCTAATCAGGCTATACAAAAGTTTAACTATGACCTTATCCGTCCTCTAGGAGCCCCAATAAAAGGCTTTGGTGGGGTGGCTAGCGGTCCAGCACCACTGATTGCATTACACGGTAAGATAGACAAGGTAATTGGCGGAAGATCAGGAGAAACTCTTGATTCTCGTGCAATAGTAGACATTGTAAACCTTATTGGTACATGTGTTGTTTCTGGTAATGTTCGTCGTTCCGCTACCTTGGCTTTAGGAAATGCTGAAGACAAAGATTTTATTAATTTAAAAAATGCAGAGGTTTTTCCAGATAGAAACTCATTTGATTCAGAGAATCCAGGATGGGCTTGGATGTCTAATAACTCTATCTCTGCAGAGGTTGGAACAAGGTATGAAGACTATGTTGACTTAATTGCAGATAATGGCGAGCCAGGATTTATTTGGCTAGATGTTGCTAGAGATTACGGAAGATTAGCAGACGCTCCAGATTATAAAGATTCTCGTGTTATGGGCTTCAACCCATGCGCTGAACAACCATTGGAAAGTTATGAATTATGCACACTTGTAGAAGTTCATTTAAATCGTCATGAAAATAAAGAAGACTTTTTACGTACATTAAAGTTTGCTTACTTATACGGCAAGACTGTTACGCTTATGCCAACACATTGGCAAACCACAAATGGAATTATGCAACGTAATCGTCGTATTGGAACATCACTTACAGGTATTGCATCTTTTGCAGATAAAAAAGGTATGCCAGTAATTCGTGAGTGGATGGACGAAGGGTATAAAAAGATTCGTTCATATGATCACACATACTCAGAATGGCTATGTGTACGTGAATCAATTCGTGTGACTACCGTCAAACCTTCAGGATCTGTTTCATTGTTATCTGGCGCAACACCAGGAGTCCATTGGGGTCCAGGAGGAGAGTTCTATCTTCGTGCTATAAGGTTTGGCAATACAGATCCTATGGTGCATTTATTTAAAGCAGCAGGGTATAAAATTGAAGATGACGTAGTATCAGCAAACACTTCAGTAGTATATTTCCCAGTAGCATCTGGACATCCTCGTTCTGAGAAAGATGTGAGTCTTTTTGAAAAGATTGGTTTGGCTGCTACCGCTCAAAAGTACTGGTCTGATAATGGAGTATCCGTAACCTTATCATTTGACAAGGAATCTGAGACCAAGCACATTGCCCCAGCATTACATATGCATGAAGGTCAATTAAAGGCAGTTTCATTTTTGCCTATGGGTAATAAAACTTATCCACAGCAACCATATACAAACATTACAAGAGAAGAGTATAACTCTTATGTTGGCAAAATTGGTAAAATTGATTGGTCTGCTATTTATGATGGCAAGGATAATCTTGATGCAGAGTCTGAAAAGTATTGTTCAACAGACGCTTGCGAAATCAAGTTATATTAGTCTTCATCCTGCTATAATAAGGGGATAGGAGAAATATGTCTACCCCATCAAATTTATATGCAGAAAAAATATATTCTGAGCATCCACTAGTTTTGTGGGCATTAGACGACACCCTTGACTATAAAAGTTTAATTACTGAAGCGCAACGTAATCTTACAACCTTGTGGACAAAAACAAACTGTGTAGTTGCGGCATCTGTAGAAGATTTAAATGAACCATTTTTAGATAGCAGTTTATCAAGAATTAGGGTTGACGTTCCATCAACAGAAACACTTGAAGCATCAATAATTAGCCCAAATATACTTAATATTAACACTTTTGCAGATCTTGGAACATTTACTATTGGATCATACTTTTACTCAAATAGCGTTTATTTGCAAAGTGTTTCTATAGGTTATGAATATACAGATCCAGACACATCAACTATAGTCCAAAATTTAAAAACATTTACTAGCACACTTTATCAAAAGTGGGGATTTATTTCTGAAACTTTTGAAATTCCAAATGTTTCTGCACAGTTACGACTTGTTGTTAAAATTAAAATTTTTGAAGGTTCAGGAACATCAGCAGAGAATGAGTTTTATATAAATGGCATTACTTTTGGGCAATGGAATGAAGAATTTAATACATACTCTCTAAATGGAATAACAGAAACCACAGTCCCATCAAGTATAAGTATTTATGGCGGGTATGATGCAGTAGAGGCACAAGCATATGGAGTTGCAGAGGACTCTGGATACTATATTACTGAAGGTGGTCTAAAGTGTAAAAATGCTGGCATCCCCTTGGTTTACGGTGCAAGCGGAGTAACAAGATTAGAGCCAAATACTGACGCATCGTTAATTCTTCCAGGCAAAGGATTTTTAAATAAAAAGGGGCAGTATAACGACTACACGATTGAGTTTTGGGCAAGAATAGCAGTAAACACATCTACACCATTTAAAATATTTGGACCGATATCGTCTGAAGATGGTTTGTATGTTGAAGATGGGTTTTTAACATTAGTTGTTGGCGATCAGTTTTCATCACACTTCGTTGGTGAGTGGTTTAGACCAATGCTTATTCATATTCGTTTAATTAAAGATTCTGCATCTTTATTAGTTAATGGTGAAGAGGTTTTATCATTATCTTTAGATACCGCCAATCTAACTCTTCCAGAAGAACTTGACAATAGCGGAGACAATCAAGACTGGGTAGGATTTTATGCAAGCAATACCGTGTATCCTTTTGAAATTGACTGCGTTGCTATATATTCTTATCAGGTTCCAGTTACAGTCGCAAAACGCAGGTGGGTTTATGGACAAGGAGTTGTTTCTGCAGAAGGAATAAACTCACCATATGGAGGAACAACCGCCTTTATAGATTATCCATTTGCAAATTATACGGCTAACTATAATTATCCAGACTTTGCTGGTTGGGATCAAGGAAGTTTTGATAACCTAGCAACTAGTCAAACAAATTTAAGAACACCTGAGTATTCCTTGCCAGAAATATTCCTAGGCACTAAAACATTACAAGAACTATATGATGCAAATAAAAACATACAAGATAATGAGTCTGGCCCTGTTATTAGCGATAGGTTTTTATCTTTTAGACCTAACAATACTTGGAACTCTGTTGAGTCATATATTAATTTTTCAAGATTTAACCTATTGTCAAGCGAAGTTGAAAGTTGTTACGGAGTATTTAGTTCTAACAACTTAGCATCAGATGAGATATTATTTAAAATATATAACCCTTTAAATAACAATTACTTTACAATTCTTAAAGACGGAAATTTAATTAAATATTCCTTAACCTATAACGGAACTACGCAACTGCTGTTTACTTCTACCGCAATAACGGCTAATAGTCTTTTTGCAGTTGGATTCAATATAAAAACATTATCAGAAAAATTTGGCAGCAACATGAGTTCTTTTTTTGGAAATCAAAGTTCTCTAAAGATGTATGTGTGTGGAGATAACTCTGGAGACTACACTTTTACAGGAAGACTTTATTCTATTGGACTAGGAACAACTTTAAATTCTACAAAAATAATAGACTACATTGACACAAACGGTTTTATTGAATTAGACAAGGGGCAGCAGTTAATTGATCACACAGCCAGTTACACAGTCCTTCCTTCAGAAGCATATGAAAAGTATTTCTTAGATATAGGCGTTGCAGGATACTGGCAAGATTACCTACCCCTTTCTTACTTTGCTCAATTTGTAAAAAATAGCAATGATGAAGAATTTTATGAGATAGATTTTTTACAATTTAACTTAGGATATCCAACAACAACCACTCTACAGCAAGAGTCTGGAACATCTTCTTCGTATTATAATACAAATGGTGCACAAATAAAAAGTTATGTAACATTTCAATATGTTGCGGATGGGGCAAATACACCCATTTCTTTTGCCAATGAGGAACCACCAAATGAACATAAAGTACTTGACTTAAATGATTATGAAAACTGGGAAACAACAAGGTTTGAAATTTTAAACAATACCTTGATTTATCCAATTAAAACTATAGACTTTAATCAATTTGCAATTGTCTACAGTCTTGAATTTAACAGTCGTGGAGTTTTAACGAAGCCAATTCTATTAAATAAGTTACAGTTGGCCTCTCAAGCATTTAACGATAACTCTTTTAATCCAGTAGGAACAAGATTTGGAGTAGATTTATTTCCATATAAAAAGAATGGAATTTATTTTGATTACAAATCTAAAAATCCTTTTAGCATATATAAAGAAAGCACTCCATACTTATATTTAACAAAAACATCTGGAATTGAAGTACGTGGTGAAATAAATATTTTAGAAAATCGTGGACTAAACCTTCCAATTAACAAAGAATTAGCAACAGCCTATAAAGTAAGCGCTATGCAATTGTGGTTAAGATATGATCAGGATACATTTCCAACAACCGCAACAGAAATTTTTGAAATTAACCATAAAAACGGAACCCTTAAATTTTATTTACAGGCAAACAGCGTTGACCTAGACAGGGGCAGAATATTTGTTTTAAATCAAAATGGCCTTCCCTACAATGGTGTTGGATTTTATTTAAATGGTAGTCTGGTAAGAGAACCAGTCTTATCTCTTAAAGAATGGTCCTCAATAGGAATAGCCTTTTTAGCCTCTCTTGTCTATAACTCATATCTTGGAAGCATAAATTTGACGGGACCAATATTATTTAATAACATTACATATTATCAGGCAAACAGCCTACAAGAGGTTCAAAGCAGAACGCTAAGAACTTGGTTTAAGGTATTAACAGACGGTATTACAACAAATGATTGGCAATTTTGGTCCAGTAACTATACCTGGGATGGAATGTTAGTAATAGGATCATCAGAGTTCTACGGAATTAGCCCCTCAGATATTTACAAGACATATATAGGCACAAATAAAATAATTGTTGATGACGGAGAAGGATTAGTCTATCAACCTGAAAAATTAAATATATATGCAGGTACAGAGTGGTCAACCAACGTCTCTACACCAGTATAATCTGATATACTTATGGTTATGGAATCCCTAATTAACCCAAAAACTGGTAAGCCTTATGTTAAAAATGTCCGTCGTCAGGTAATAGATAAGCATTATGACTGGGGTCTTTACGTATATAAGACATCCTCTGGTAAATGGTTTACAGACGAAGAAGGCTCAGTTCTAAATATACCTTCCGACCGTGGAGACATTTCAAAAATTGCAGAGTTAAAAAAAGTTGCAATACATTACGGAGATGATGGACTTGGCACAGCAGTATTTGTTCCAGGGCTAACTCAAGTTAGTGAAGAAGAGTATTCCGAACAAAAGGCAAGATTAAAAGAAGGATTAATTCCTTCAATGAATGATTTAGGTGCCTGGCATGCAGCACAACAAACATTGGAAAAACATGGAAGAGGTGCAATGGATGAGTGATCAAGAATATATCCGTGCAAGTCTTAATACAGAAGAAAAACAAGACAACATTTTTAAATCACATGACCCATTTAACAAAACTTGGGATGTTTTAAAAGATTATGTTGGGCTTGACCAAAACTTTCGTCGTAGAACAACTCGTAATTTAACAAAATACGCAGCACCAGAATTTAATGAAGCATACCTAGATGCAGCAAACGCAACCCCATCTGGAGTAAATGCGGGATCTAAACAAATCAATCCAGGCACGGTATATAGAAATGGTTACGGACTATTTGACGTAATCACCCCTCCATATAACATGTACGAGTTAGCCAACTTCTATGACACATCATTTGCTAACCATGCTGCTATTGACGCTAAGGTAGAAAACATTGTAGGTCTTGGGTATCGTTTTGATATTTCAGACAGAACGCTATTAAGGTTTGAAATGAACGAAGATGCAGGTGCGGTAGAACGTGCTCGTAATCGTATTGAAAGAGCCAAAATTCAAGTACGTGATTGGCTAGAAAATTTAAATGATGATGACAGTTTTACAAAAACAATGGAAAAGGTTTATACAGACCTTCAGGCAACAGGTAATGGTTTTATTGAAGTAGGCAGAACAACTGCTGGAGAGATTGGCTATGTTGGTCATATTCCAGCAACTACTGTTCGTATACGACGCTTGCGTGATGGCTTTGTGCAGATTATTGGTCAAAAGGTGGTTTACTTTAGAAACTTTGGAGCAAAAAATGCAAACCCTATGGGCACAGATCCACGCCCAAATGAAATTATCCATTTAAAAGAGTACTCACCTTTAAATACATTTTATGGTATTCCAGATATTATTGCAGCAATGCCATCTCTTATCGGAGATCAACTTGCTTCTCAATATAATATTGACTACTTTGAAAACAAGGCTGTGCCAAGATATGTTGTAACCCTAAAGGGTGCAAAACTTTCAGGTGATGCTGAAGATAAGATGTTTAGATTTTTACAGACTGGGCTTAAGGCTCAATCACATAGAACTCTTTATATCCCGCTTCCTGGAGACACAGAAGGAAACAAGGTTGAATTTAAGATGGAGCCAATTGAAAACGGTATCCAGGATGGATCATTTAAAGAGTATCGTAAACAAAACCGTGATGATATTTTGATTGCCCACCAAGTTCCTATTTCAAAACTAGGTGGTGCAGACTCTGGGGGCATTGCAGCAGCGCTTTCTCAAGACCGTACATTTAAAGAACAGGTATCTCGTCCAGCACAAAGACATCTGGAAAAGGTTGTAAACAAGATCATAAGAGAAAAAACAGATATTCTTGAACTTAGGTTTAACGAATTAACCTTGACTGATGAAATTGCACAATCTCAAATTCTTGAAAGATATGTAAAAACTCAGGTTATGACTCCTAATGAGGCTCGTGAAATGTTAGACTTGCCACTAAGGGCAGATGGGGATACGCCATTTGTTATGTCTCCAAGACAAGCAACTGATGCTAGAGCAAATTTAGCAGGGAATCGTCAAAGAGATGCAGAACGAACAAATAACAATTCCGATTCACCAACCACTATATCTGGACGTAATGCACAAGGTGAAGGTAGATCGTCTCAATAATTGAGAAATTCTTTCAAAGCGGTGCTATAATTATAACGTTATGTTAATAAACAAGGCTCATTGGGAAACTAAAGGTGACAGTGTTCGCCTTTCAATGCCCATTGGAAAAGTAGATGTTGAGCGCCGTATGGTCTCTGGTTTTGCAACCCTAGACAACGTTGATCGTCAAAATGACATTGTAACAACAGAGTCTAGTATAAATGCTTTTAAGAATTTCCGTGGCAACCTTCGTGAAATGCATCAACCAAGTGCTGTTGGTAAAATTGTTTCTTTTAAAGAAGATAAGTATTTTGATCCAAGTACTAAAAAGTTTTATAGCGGAGTTTATGTTTCTGCTTACGTTTCAAAAGGTGCACAGAATGCATGGGAAAAAGTTTTAGACGGAACCTATACTGGTTTTTCAATAGGTGGAAACATTAAAGAATGGGATGACGCTTACGACGAGAAAATAGATAAGACAATTCGTGTAATTAAAACTTATGAGTTGTCAGAACTTTCTCTTGTAGATAATCCAGCAAATCAATTTGCAAACATAGTTTCTATTGAAAAAATTAATGGGCAAAACGTAGTTGATGGATATCTATCAAAAACAGAAATTGAGAATGTATTTTGGGACTCAGAAAACGGTATTGTCATGGTATCTGATTCTGACTCTGCAACAAGTCCAGTAAATGGTAATGCAATGCAAAACATTGGTTTTATAGAAAAGAATGATAAAGATACTGAAAAACTAATAAAATTCTTAGTTGATAGTGCTAAAGGCATTAATACAATTAAGATTACTAAGGAGGTAAATCTAATGACAGAATCAACAAACACAGTTTCAGAAACTGTAGTTGAAAATGCAGAGGTTGCTCCAGAGGCACAAGCAGCAGAGGTAGTAGCAGAAGCAACAGCAATTGTTGCAGAAGCAGTAGAAACCCCTGCAGTCGCTGAAGAAGCACCAGCAGTTGAAGAACTTGCTCTTGCTAAATCAGATGACGCTAGTGCAGAATCTTCTGTTGCAAAAGCAGCAGTTGAAGTAGAGACTGTGGTGGAAAAATCCGTTGCAGATGTTAAAGAAGAAGTTGCTAAAGCAGTTTCAGAAATTAATAATTCTCTTACTAATGCCTTTGGCGATCTTGCTGCAACTATCAAATCTCTTAATGAGAAGGTAACAGCAGTAACAAAATCTCTTGAATCGGTAACATCTGATGTTAATGGAATCAAGAGCAACTTTAACGAGTTTGGCAAGCGAGTAGATCTTGTAGAACAAGATACCGCTTTCCGCAAGTCTGGCGATCTAGGCGAGATCGTACAGGAATCACCACAAGTGATTCATAAAACCCTATGGGGCGGTCGTTTCCTCACAAATGCCGACCTATTTAACTAAGGTAAAAAATCACTAGGAGGTGAAAAATAATGTCGGAACAAAACACAAACATAGAAAAAAACTATCCAGGTGCAGGAGATGGCTCAGAAATTAACTCTGCTGGCTCATTAGTATCTGGTGGTGTTGGTAGTGCAACTGGTCTGAATGCTGCAGGATCATCTGTAGGTTCACAACTTGGTCACACTGCTACTGCAGGCTTCGGTGTAACAACTGGAGATAACGCAGTCAATCCAACTGGCAACGCAGGAGGTATTCTACGTCCTGAACAAGCACAACGTTTCATTGATTACGTCTGGGATGCAACTGTCCTCGCTAAAGATGGCCGTCGTGTCACCATGAGAGCAAACACCATGGAAATTGAAAAAGTCAACGTCGGAGAGCGTGTAATTCGTGCAGCATCACAAGGCTCACCAAACTACACAAACACTGGCGCTAGATTTACAAAAGTTGAACTAACAACAAAAAAGATTCGTCTTGATTGGGAAGTAGCAACTGAAGCACTTGAAGACAATATTGAAGGCGGAGCATTGGAAGATCGTCTAGTACGATTAATGACCAACGCATTCGGTAACGATATTGAAGATCTTGCTATCAACGGTGATGGAGCAACAGGAGA